CAAACGTATAGGGCGTTGTCGTGTAGTATTGAAAGAAGTTCAATTACCCCTCCCCTATTACGGTTCCATCAAGTAATTTAAATGTTGTCGATTCATTAACGCTTGCGGTTAACCCGCGGCCGCGGCCGCGTTGCCATCCGTTTGTATTGTTTCGTCCTTGAATACGCGTTTCTTGGAATGTCAGACGGAGTGTGGTTGATGCCGGATAGTATTCAGCTTCGCCGCGAGAGTCCACAAATGCCACGCGTGTGCCGGACGCATGATTGATCGAGACCGATTTGAGCACCGATCGATCGATCGTATTGATATGATGCTTTGAGAGATTACCTTGCGTAAACATCATGATTTCAAATTCATAGGGATATCCGATAAAGTTAGGCGTATTGGCTTCCAAAAAATTGCCGCCATAGTCAGCAAGCATTGCTTCATTAAACACGTTCAAGATATTATCGATGGTCTCTGCTTCAGCTTTGTTGCGCGGGATAAGCGTGAATTGCATATCGTGTTGACGATATTCTGTGTTTTGATAAAAAAGATCAACACGTGGATTGAGCGTCTGGCTCCCAAACGTGCCGGTTAATTTATTCAACGTTGCTGCATCCAGACCAACATCCTCTGCAAGAGTACTGAGCAGTTTTGCGCCAATTGCCTTTAATCCGGCTTCTGCGGTTTGGGGGTTAACAACATCTTTAAGTTTTTTCAATCCCTCTGTGAGAGATTGTGTACCGCCAAGAACTTTCATCGCCTCTTGTCCCGCTTGCATACTGGCTTCCATCGCGGCTCCACCCACTATTCCATAGCCACTACTATCATAATTGGCGGTGAGTGTCGAATTTAGAGCTTCGGGTGGCAAGTAGAGCGCAACGCTCGCAATAGTCTTGTCAACGTCTGCCGCAGGCGGCGCGCCAGGCTTGCGATTAATGTGATTCGCGTTCTTGACTTGAAAGAGAATCCATTTCTCAAATGGCGGCGTGCCAAGACTATCTGGATAGCGATATCGTGGCGATGTGCCACCAAGTGCGTCGAGAGACGGCTGGTTATTGATGAGTGCCATATGTGTCTCTAAATAGAGAAGATGTCCTATCAGGGCTTATTTATACCGAGGCACCCAACGAAGTATGTAGGTGACGCGGCTAAGATCGTCTATCGTTCCAGTTGGGAGCGACGCTTCTTCGCGTATTGCGACGAGACACCAGGCATTCTTCGCTGGGCGTCCGAGGAGTTCTGTATACCGTATGTCTCACCGATGGACAATCGCGTCCATCGCTATTTCCCTGACGTATGGCTCGAAGCACAGACCGTCACTGGGCACAAAGCATTTCTGATTGAGATCAAGCCGAAGTCCCAGACGGAGATTCGCGCGGTGAAACGGAAGACAAAGCGATTTCTTCGAGAAGCGGCAGCCGTTGCAGTCAATCACGCCAAGTGGAATGCCGCCAAAAAACTCTGCGAATCTAAAGACTGGACGTTCCTTGTGCTCACGGAAGACCATCTCTTTTCAAAGTTCAAGTAATGGCGGTACGCATCTTCGATACCCTCCGCAAACGCGTTGAGGACAGCAAGGGACTGCTGCCGCAAGAGAAGCGGGCTATGTTCTGGTTTCGGAACTATAGCACACAACTTCTCGAATGGCAAAATACGAACAAGAAACGGTCATTCGCAGCACTCGCCGAGAGTGACGCGACGAAACTCCTTGTCGCGCCAAAATCAATTCGACCGGGCTACTTATACTTCTTCTTGTATCAGCCATTGTATGCGAAAGAACTGGATTATTATGATCGATTGCCGCTGACACTCGTGCTGGATGTCGATTCCACCGGCTTCCTCGCGATTAACTTTCATTATTTGCCGTATCGTGTTCGCGCGGCGTTTTTTGATTTATTGTATAGTACACGACTTGTCAAGCGCAAAGATCCACTCAAGACACGCATCAACGTCACGTATAAGCTGCTGCAAGCCGTCTCTAAATATAAAGCGTTCCGTGTTTGTTTGCGGCGATATCGATTTAAGAATGTGCGATCAGGAGCATTATTGATCGGTGAGTCCGAATGGGATATTGCAATGTTTTTACCTGTCGAACAATTCGCGAAAGCGACACGGACCCAAGTCTGGAATGAGTCTCTGGCAAATATCAGCGACATCGAAGAATCGGAAATCGAGTAGCATCTATGGCTTACTACAACGTCGATACACTCTTATCCGAGCTTCAACGGAATTCACTCCAGCGCACGTCTCAATTTCGTTGTAAGATTCCGGTAGAAAATATCGGCGGTTTTAACAATAATCTAGCGTTACGATATCCCCAAGCCGCGCAATTGCTTCAAAAGGGATTGCTTTGTGAATCGACCCGTACACCGAGTCGTCAATTTGAAACGACCACGATGTCCATCTACGGCTATGAAGAAAAATTTCCAACGTTTACCACGTATGCTGATATAGAATGCACATTCATGATTCCCATGACGCAAGACTTCGCCGAGGAAAAGACAAGTCTTGAAGTGGTTGAACTGTTTCACGCATGGCAAAATCTGATTCAGCCGATTTCATCGAAGAACCCTTCTAACGGTCAGACTGAACGGGGTGATATGGTATTATCATTTCCCATCGAGTATCGGCTGCAAGATGGAATGACACTGGAGCAGTTTGATCCCTATAATGCAAAGCGGAATAATGGTCTGACCGACGTTGGTCAGGGCATTTTTCTTGACATCAACGGTAACTTTGCTGGACCAGCGGAAGACACGGAACCGGCACCGACGATCGTGTATCGATTTCGTAACGTGTATCCACTGACGATCGAACCTATGGCCGTCTCATGGTCGTCTATTGATGAATATCAAAAATTGGTCGTGACGTTTGCGTATTCGTATTGGACATCTGACAATAGTTCGTTGTACGGTTAGTATAAGGAGTGTGCTATGAGTTTGCCTATTGTGACTACACCTATTTACACGGCGCAATTGAAGAGTATCAAGCAGCCGGTTCGATATCGCCCATACACCGTCAAGGAAGAGAAGATCTTCCTGATGGCAAAAGAAGCGACCGACGCCAAAGACATGGAAACGGCCGTTGCGCAGATTATTCGCAACTGTACGTTTAATGAGATTGACGTTGACAAGTTGCCGTCATTTGACATTGAGTATTTGTTTCTGCAATTGCGCGCAAAGTCGGTGAATAATCTCGTGGAGCTTCAGTATCAGTGCGAGAATGTCGTCACGTCGACATTGGATGATGGTACAACAACGCAGAAAAAGTGTCATGCGGCGGTCAAAGTGTCGATTCCCGTTGATGAGATCACAATCACCACACCGGAAAATCACACAAACATCGTGAAAATTACCGATGAATTGACGATTGAATTTCAGTATCCGACGATCAAGTTAATCAGTGAGTTGCTGTCAAAACGTACCAGTGATCCCACACTCTCCACAGACATCATCGCGGCAACGATCAAATCGATCGTGGAGTCAGACGGTACTGTGCATGAGGCACGGGACTACACGAAAGTGGAACTTGAAGAATTCATCGATGCGTTGACGCTTCGTCAAATCGACGCGTGTCAAGTATTTTTCTCCTCGATGCCGTCACTGAAATACGAAACGACGTTCACCTGTAGCAAGTGTGGCTACACCGAACAACTGGTATTTGAGGGACTTGCGGATTTTTTCGATTAGGGCAAAGTCATGAGACTTTGCCAAATCATTACCAGATGAACTTTGTGTTAATGAAGCATCATGGGTTTTCGTTGCGTGAACTAGACGATATGATTCCATTCGAGCGTGATGTCTATGTCTTGTTATTGCGGCAGTGGATTGAAGAAGAGAATCGACGACTGCGCGAACAACAATCGAGAGCATAACGATCATGGCACCTAAAGACGATCTGGCTATCTCCGCTGAAAAGGCACTTAAGAATTTGCTCGCGGCGTCCAAACAACAAGGACGCCGTCTCAAAGCCGAACGCGAATATGCGGTTGAATCCGTCGGTGTGGGTGGCACACATCGTACGTTTCAGGAGATTGCAAAAACAGTTTCTGAGGGAGACGATAACGTCGCAACTGGTTATCAGCGACAGATGATCGTCTCGATCAAATCGATTGAAGCGGAAAACTTGCCCGGCAATGTTTTTCGTGACGGGGTAAAGCAGATCCTCGACGACATCATGAAGATCGTCAACGACGATGTGCTGCTCAGCCCTGAAATGAAGGGCAGTGTACAAGACGTTGCCAATCAACTTATTCGCTATGCGGATCGCCGTGGAAAAGTTGGCGCACGTGCCGCAGCCACCGCCGCTGGCTTGGCCAAGCGCGTTCGGAGTTCTCTTGCCGATACACTTTCCGGTAAACGAAGTATTCTGCTGCGGGGACTCGGCTATCTACTCAAGTCACCCGATCGCAAAGCAGCCCGAGCACAAACAATCGCGGACGCACGACTCTCGGCGACCGAAGGAGCACTCGGCAACCGCGAACAGGGTGAGTATGATCCCCAGCTTATGCGCAGCGCCGCGAGTCGAATTCGCGGCGGCGCTGGCCCCACATCGCCTGAAGGCAAGGTGCTGGTCGATATTCGCACAGGTATCAATAAACTTGTCACCTCGTCCGTTAACGCGGAAAAGAGTAGAGAAAATGAATATCAATCAGATCGCGAAGATGCGAGCTTAAAAGCCGAAGAAGGCCAAGATCTATATTCACCAACGCGTTTACTCACAGGCAAATCGGACACCGGGCCCGGTGTCGACGGGGCTAAACCTAAGGGTCTTTGGGAATCATTGAAAACTTCCCTTGTGGAAGGACTTGTGCCTGGTGTTGTTGGTGCTGGTCTTGTTGGACTCGTCCCCACGATAATTACCATGCTCGGCGGAGCCACTGTTATATTTGGCGCGATAGCTGCTGCATTTGCGTCGTATGGACTTTTCAAGTGGTTAATGAATAACCCGACAGACATTAACGGGAATCCGCTAACACCAGAAGCAAAAGTACGTAGTGGTGCGACCCTTGGCACCTTAGGGGCGG